TCGCTGTGCGTGCTAACAGCACACATGCGAAGTTGGAGCGCGGCATCGGCGTTGGAGTCAGCTCGGGTGTCTGGTGCGACGTAGTCGAGGGTGCCCGCGGGGGTGTTGACCTCGACCACCACGTGGTGGGCCGGCCGATCCACGACCGGCATCGTTGCTACCCCCCATCGACCTTCTCCGTCAAGGTCGTCGGCGTCAACGGTGCGTGGGCGCAACACGTAACGGGTGAGCGTGCGGAAACGGCGCTGCACTGCGTCGAGCCCGAACGCCCAACGTAGGACCACGTCAAACCCGCACGCCGCGAGCCGCGAAGTCAGAGGCCTCGCGACTCCCGCCACGGCGCCACTCCGCATAGCCCGGGCGCCGCGCCAAAACGCGTGGCGCGTGATCTTGGCGAGCCAATGCCACGGTAGTAGCACCAGCCCGCCGCACGCGACGACGGCGAATGGCAGCAGCGCCCAGGCGGCGGACCAGTGGGCGACGCCGATGGCGGTCCACCAACTGGCAGCAACCGTTAGCCAGAGACAGAAGAGGATGATTTTGAGGGGCACCACGCGTGCCGCCTGCTTGAGCTCGATTTGTTTATTGTAGGCCGCGATGTCGCCAAGCCTATGGGCGATGATGCTCGTGTACGTCTCACCGAACTGAGAGAGGTTGAGCACAATGACGATTGGTATGGAAGAGACGAGCATGTCGTTCAACTCCATCGGCGAGACGTTTAGGTACTGGAATTGTTGCCTCAGCGCCGCGCTCACCGCTCCAATGGTCTTCCCGTCAATTGCGATCCCGAGGCGCTGTACAGCCACAGTGTAGATGGGCTGGACGGGTAGCGCGACGGTCTTGGTTCCGACGTCGACGTAGAGTTCGGCACCGATCTGGTACAAGGACCTGTACGAGAAGTTCTCGGTGTTGAAGGCGCGGAGTTCTGTGGATCTGTTCCAGCGCACGTCGAATTGTTTCGCATTGCCTTCGACGTCGGAAATGTCGAGAGGCGTAAAGCGCGAGAGTTTGGCCGCGCCGGTTGACATCTGAAAGATCGTGATGTACGTGTCACCGGCCGCAGCGGTGTTCGACCAGCTGAGGGTGCCGTAGGGAGTCGAGAACCACTCCAAACGCATCCACGCAAGGTCATTGTGGTGGTAGTGACTGAGGGACCCTTCCACTCTCATCGTCACCATCCCGCCCATCCGTGTGTAGGACGCTTCCCCACAGCACAGCGTACCGCCGTACTTGGTCCT